CGGAGAGTCTCCGGCCCTGATCTATGAGCAGTTTTGACCATTGCAAATGTCCGAGGTTCTGCAGGAGTAGGAGTGATGGAGATCTCTCCTACAATCCATCGTTTGAGCTCCCCAGACTTCCGCTCCACCAGGTGACTGAGTGCTCCTGTAGAGAGTCCCAGCTTTCCCTGTTTTACCAGACTCATCACCTGCTGGATATACTTGCTATTCCTATCCAGCTCTATCTCTACATCAATCCCATCATCCTCTGGGATCCATGCTTTGACTGTCCCTATCTGTCCTCTCAGAGTCCCTAGAGAGTGATCCCAGTACACTGGGAGTCCTACAAATGATCTAGTGTCTCCCAGGTCTGTCTCTGGAGTGAATGTATCTCCCTGGAGATCCTTCCCTCCATAGACTATCCCTCTCCCTCTGATACTGTATGCTCCAGTTTGTTTTACTGCATGCATGATATTAGCTCCCAAATAATAGACGTCTGGCCAGCATCCGGATGGATTTAGCAGTATCCTCCATCTCATCCAGCCACTCCTCAGGGAGAGCTGAGACAAACTCTGGACCTTTGCTCTGTGCTAATGCTATCAGACGTGATTTAAATTCCTCAAATGTGATGTCTCCCTCATACCGCCCCCAGGAGGAGACAGCTGCTGGGATGTCGTCTGGAGTCACTACTGGGAAGTTTCTAGTCTCAGGAATGACAAAATCATCATCACTCATCTCCTCCCGCTCTGCAGGAGTAGCATTCCGATCTTCTAGAGCTGCTGTCTCCATCTCCATCTCTGCAGGGATCTCCTCAGTCTCCATCTCCATCTCTGGAGTCTCCAGGTCTGGGATCATCTCATCTGCAGGACTCATCCGGATGCTCCGGAGTTTCCAGGCCAGCTTTTGATGATATCCGAGACGCTCCTGCAGATAATTCTGGACTCCATACTCCAGCTCTGTCCCAGTGATCACAATAGCTCCCATGAGGAGATTAATGATCCGGAGATTGTCATCAGAGATGGATGAGATCATTCCCTCCAGTGAGTCATTCTCTGTCATAGTGTCTGCAGGGACCATCATCTGGAGCTCTGCAATAGTGGCCGGAGCTTTATATCCCAGTGCTCTAATAAATTCAGCCAGCGGATCAGTAGCAGATTCTACATCCTCATAGACTGACTCAAAAAATGCATGATACTGAGGGAAGTTGAGACTCTCAGTGTTCCAGTGAGCTGCATGAGCTTTGTAACTGAGAAAATAGCTCTCTGCTAGGATCTGTCTCACTGCATCTGCACAGGTCTCTGATTTAATGGATTTTGCATCCATGGTCTGATCTGCACTCCCTGCAGTGTCTCCATCCTCCAGCCCATCATCTCCCAGATCTACCAGGATGTCTCCAGCAGATTTGATGGTACTCCGGAGCTTCCGGATGAGTTTCATATCACTCTCAGAGTGGCGTCTAGATGCTTTAGTGCTCACAGCATTCTCCTGTAATATGCGATTTGCCCACTCACGGCCCTCATCCCCTCCCCATCCAAACCAGGCCTGCCAGCCCTTCCCCTGCTCATCCCAGGTCTCACCCTGTTTGTCTATCTCATGACGCTCAAAATATGAGACCATACGCTGGATAGTGTCTAGACTCACTGGATCTCTATTAGCTAATTGATTAGCTCTGGCTAGTCCTACAGGTGTCATTCCCTGCTGACTGGGAGGTTTTCCAGCTCTCACCTCCAGTGCTCTCTGTGCATTGTCAGCTACTGTCTGAGGAGGAATGTAGGATGCTTTCATGGTATCCCTGCTCTGTCTCTACTGATGCTATTGTATACAATTATGAGAATAGACTCCGGAGAGCAGTCTGGATCATGGTCTGCACCTCCCCAGATTTAGCCACTTTATTACCAGCTTCCACTGCAGTGATCCATCTTCCTTTGTGGATGTCGGCCTGTTTATCTCCTATCACATATGGAGCATATGCAGCTGTACTCACTAGCACATAATTAGCCAGGAGCTCTGGGAGAATCAGATAGGATCTATTCAGTCTCTGAGTTTTCCCTCTCCCTCTCACGTATGGGACCTGGCCCTGAGAGACTAGCATCATCACATATCGTCTCTGTCTGTCGGAGACAAATCTCCCAGATCCTCTCCCAGGAGGAGGAGGATTATTCCCTATCAGCTCCCTCTGAGTGAATGCAGCTACATTCTGGACTATCTGATCCTGGACTGTCCTCAGCTTCTCTACGATATGCAGTGATGCATTCTGGACCTCTATGCTGTATGCCATCAGTAGATCCTCCCTGGAGGAACAGGATCCCGCTCTGCATCCACTGTGCATCCCATATCCTGTGCATATTGTATAGCAGTGAGATATGGATCTCCCTCCCAGGGACTCATCTCCAGGATCCTGAGATTCATGATTCTAGCTATGATGCTCTCCCCAGTGAATGTCTGGGAGCGCTCATCCCATTTGATGACTTCTCCCTGTGGAGTGGTGATGATCATTTTCATCTGGATCTCCCTCCCTTCAGAATCTGCATTCCCAGCTCCAGGAGTCCTCTGTCTGTATTCTGTCTCACTGCTGAGATGTCGGAAAGTGCCATAGGGAGAATCTCCAGAAACTCATAGGAGCTCCCATTTTTAATATTATTCCCTGTATAGAGTTTTAGTGTATAGGGAGAATCTACTGCATCTCTAAATCCTATCTCATCTTTTCCATATGATGATCCTGGGATGAGTTTACTCAGTTTTTGTGAGGACTCTCCTGCTGTGCGCTCTGCACCAAATGATGCAGACTCACTCTGTCCTGTCCCCAGCTGATACTGCATAGCATGCAGAGTCTCATGAATTGTAGTGCTAGTAGTAGTAGATGCATTCAGGTATATGCCGTCTCTCCGTGAATATGCTCTCTCTATTTCTTTGATTTTTGATACGGATAAATCCAGCACAGATCCAGTACTCTCTGCTGTCCCATACGTGAGTTTAATAAATTCCTCCATCTGTGCTCTGACATCAGCTGGGAATGAATTAGCAAATGTAATATTGACCTGCTGAGGATTCTCATGCTGGAGCTGTGTGAGGATGTCTCTATAGATGGGAGTCTCTGCAGTATTGATCTGTGATTTGAGAGCTCTGATCTCTGCTAATTTTGCATTGTATTCTGGTACTAATGCATTTTGAGCGGCCAGAGTCTCAGTTTTCTGCTGTCTGAATGTCTCTACCTGCTCCGGAGTGTATCCTCTAGCTCTGGCTTTCCAGATATTATCATCCAGTTTTTTCCATTCTTTTCCTAGTCTCTCATACTCTGCATCTATGACAGTAAATTCTGATTGTACTTTTTTGAGATCAGTTACTAAATCATTCAGCTCATCTGGGATCAGAGCTCTCACTGCATCAGCCATCTCTGCAGGAGTACGCTCATACAATGCAGGAGGAGTCTCTGGAGGAGGAGGAGTCCCCAGGTCCTGTGCAGTGTCTGTATCTAGGATCTCCGGAGGAGTCTCCTCAGGAGTGGTGATGGCACTCTGTGCCAGCTGGAGTCCTATAGCACAGCGACAGTTTACATGGGCCGGAGGACCATCCTGATACTCAGGACCCCACTCAGTCTCTGGGAGATTATTGAGAGCTGTGCACTCATCACAGACATTATCTCCATCTCCCTCAGTAAACCATACACGCTCCAGAGGGATCCCTGCATTAGCAGAGTTACTCTGGATGGTATTAGTCATTTGAGCAGCGGCCCTAGTAGGTTCAGTGAATGCTATCCGCTGTGCTCTGAGGTCTCCAAATGCTGACAGCTGAGATCTGATGTCATCCACTGTCACTCCCACTGTAGTGAGTGAGGACTGGATGACTTTGTCTATGTATTCCTTCTCAGTGCTCTGGAGATCCTGCAGGAATGGATTATAGTAGGAGTCTATGTACGTATTGCTATAGTCCTGGATCCCGCTCTCTACCAGTGCTCTGGACTGTGCATCATCTATCCCAGTGATGGGAGAGACTTTGTTTCTCCCTGCACTCAGGATCAGTCCAGCCACTTTCTCAGTCATGATGTCTCTGAGATCAGTATCTATAGCTGTATAGTCTCCGGCCAGGATCCGCTCTGCATTGTTATCATTCCGGATCTGGAGTCTGTCTGCAATAGCTCTATAGATTTTCCGCTCATCTGGAGTGAGGTCTGCTACAGTGAGTGACTTCATCCAGTAGAAAATCTCATCTACTGCTATTTTTTTTTTTGCTTTCCGGAGCTCCATCTCCAGAAAATCCGTCATGTATCTCGGGAGATGATCACTAGTGAATTTGACTGCTGGAGATTTTCCCTCCCTCAGTCTGTGGAGCGCTTTCTTCTGGTAGAGATCCAGGTCCCTGATCCGCTTCTCTGCAGTGCTCTGCATATCAGCCAGGTCTGGATCCTCTACAGCTTCTCCAGTCTCCTCATTAATCCCTGTAGTGTCTGGGAGCTCCTCTGGAGTAGCCATCCCCAGAGCTTCCTCTACATTTTTATAACCGAGGAGATTCATAGCAGAAGCCAGAGGGACTCCGGCCTGAGTGAGCTGGAGCAGTGATCCGGCCCTAGCAGCTTCATCTGTCTGGAATACATCCAGCTCATCCGGATGGTACTCCAGTGAGTACTCCAGAGGAGTGAATATCTGCTCATTCAGGACCCGCTCATAGTAGCTGAGACGAGGTACGATGGTCTCCCTCCAGAAGCTCTGTCTGTCACTGTCTGCAGTTGCATAATTAGCAGCAGACGCTTCTAACATAGTCCGAGGGACTCCGAATGTAGTAGTGATATTAGTGACTGCTCTCTCCTGGAGCTGAATTAATTCCATATCTTTGAGCGGGAATGTGATGATTTGTGTTTTTATCTCACCTCTCATCCAGAATGTACGGAATGCATTAGCGACATTCTCAGCCCTTGCTCTCCAGTCTGATCTCATCCGCTCAAATTCTGGAGGAGTGACTGATTTATCCAGAGACATCACCAGCGCTGGCTGTGCTCCATGCTCAAAAAATGCAGAGGTGAAGCGCTCCAGGTAGTATGCCAGCTGTGCACTCTGCAGAGCTACTCCAGCAGCTGAGGTACCTCTCCCTACATCCTGTGAGAGAGATGGTTCCCTCCAGTAGATGACATCATCCATAGTCCAGGGACCATAGGTGACCCCATTAATCTGCTGAGTGAATACCAGGCCGGAGAGCGGATTCAGTGCAGACGCTTTCTCTGGCACAAACTCTACATTAACCGTCTGGGGATTCAGAAACTGAAAGCCATAGAGGATCCGGCCTTTATACAGTTTTAGCCAGATAGCTTGGCCTGTCATGAGGAGTGAGCGCTCTGTCTGCTGGATGAGTGGTTCTAATGGAGTCACAAATGGATAGTCAGTCTCAGTCCCATTCCTCATGATTTTGTATGGGACAGTCCCCAGAGCATCACTCCGGAGAT